TCTTCAAGCCCTTGAGCGTTTGCGCCAGTCGAGCGCGCTGCCCCATCTTGCCGGGCTTCTTAGCCGCAGCGGCCAACTTCTTGGCCGGGATGGGCTTGCCTTCCTTGGCGCCGAGAGCCTCACGCAGAGCACCGGGCTTCTTGATGGCGGACTGGATCCACTTGCCACCTTTAGCCATGCCGCCCTTGGCCATTTCGCTAACGCCACGGCCCTTGAGGATGTCGGCTTGAGTAACCTTGCCGTCGCCGGTCAGGTCAGGAAACTTTTTAGTCACGGTAGCCTCCGCCTTTGGCCTTGTACTGCTTGGCAAGCAACTGCGCTTTGCGGGCGCTCCACTGCCCTGCCGCCGTGCCCTGCGTAGCCTGCCCCTTGATCTTCTCAAAGAGAGACTTGCGCATACCGGGCTTGGTGTAGTTCCCGGCCTCGTTGACCTTGGACTTCACCTCGCCGCCTTCGGCGTACTCCGCGAAATCCGTGTCATCCCGCCGAGCCTTACGCTCACCCTTGGGCATCTTGGATGGGAGCATGGCCCCCATCCCGCGACTGGGCATCATGTCAGCACTTCCCGCCCATCATCTTGCCGCCCTTGGCCATCTTGACCATGGTGCCCTTGGTCTTGCCCTTGACAGCAACGCCGTCACGGCTGGGGGCAGCGGTCTTCACCGCGCCCATCTTGGAGGGGGCCATACCGCCCTTGGCGTAGCCACCACCCATCATCTTCTTTGTCTTCATGCCCTTCATGTCGGACTCCTTGTTTGAAAATTTGCGGCCTTTATCGGCCTGGATGAACTCTTCCCCTACGGACGTAGGGACACCTACCTTCTTGGCGAACTTGGGGTTTGACGCCACCGCCGCCATGAACCTGTGCTGCTTACCGCTTGTGCTTGGCATGTCAGCAGTTCCACGCCCTCAAGGACTTGTTGATCCGGCTGTTCGGGTCATTGGCGGTCTTGGCGCTTGTCAACTTCTTCTTCATGCCCTTCATCCGAGCACAGAAGGAGTCGCGCCGAGGTCCGCCCTCCGGTTGAGGGGCTTTCAGACCCGGCTTCCCAGGATTGGCGCGGTTGTAGGAGGCGCGGCCTTTGGCGTTCAATCCGCCACTCTCCGCTTTGCCTTCCTTGCGCTGCCATGCTGGGCTCTTAGCCATAGAACACCGTCGCAGCGGTGCCGGTGCCGTTGGTCACGTAAATGCCAGTCTCAGCAAGGATGCCCTCGCCAGGGAATAGCATGTACAACGAACCTGCGGCAGCAGCCGGTGTGAACGAGAACAGCGTAGCCCCACCATTGCCGTCCGTGATCGCAATGTTCCCGGCAGACGAGGTGTAGGTCAGCGCAAGCGCCTTGATACGGGCACGGAACGACGTGACAGCCGTACTGGTTGCCGCCGCCGCTGTGCCCGATTTAACGTCAGTTTGCATCATCTTGCGGCTCCAATTCTGTTTGATCTAATTGTTGAAGCAAGTGATCAATCATGTCGATTGCGCCATTAGCCTGTTGAATCATCTCAAACAATTGCTGTCGTTTAGCAACTGCTTGCTGACGAGTTTCCAACAATTGCTCTTTGGTTAGGCTCATGCTTCGTAAGTTGCAGAAGGAATCGCAGCAAGATAGAAAGTTGAAGTTCCAATCTTGACCTTCAGACCACGCAGATTTGCACCACCCAAGGCGGTGCCAGTTGCCGTAGCGGCAAATGTCGCGCCGGGGGTGGCGACCGCGTCAGCAGCACCAGCAGTCAAGCCCGCAAGCGTCATAATGAAGCCATTGCTGTCAAATGTGGTAGCGGCGTTGCCGTTTACGGAGGCATAAATGAGCGACGTAGAAGTGCCCGTAGAACCCGCAGTGCCCATATTGAGTTCAATCTCAATAGGAGCATAGGTTCCCGAGGAGGTGCCAGCCGACAAGGTCATTTCAGCAACAAATGCCGAGCCCAGGCCCGTGGTACGACCAGACGCGCCGTAAGTGACTTCCGCCTTCAGGGCATTGGAAAACGATCCCAAAGCCACATTGGTGGTCATGTCAAACTTTGCACGACCGCCATCAGCGCCAGCGCCGGTCATGGCCGTTGAAACAACCAAAGGCTGATAAGTGCCGCTGGTTGCAGAATTGGTTGTGGTGATGGTGTTGCCGCCCGACGTGATCGTCAGCGTACCAATGAAACTGCCCTCAAAACCGTTATCGGATTTGACTGGGCCGGAGAAGGTAGTGCGTGCCATTGAAGGCTCCTCAATTGCGCTTGCTGTCTGTGAGGTCAGTCCGCCAAGCCGGTCAGCAAGCAGTGGGAAATCTTGGACTGGTGTGTTTATACCCTCACTTCTTGGGAAACGCAAGAAGTTTGTCCGTGAGCGTGAACTGAGGATTTACCCCGCCGTACTTGAACGAGTATCCGGCCAACTTTCCCTTGGTAATGGGTTTGCCGGAGGCCAATGCACGGCGCAACGTCGGCATCTTGATCTGGTACCGCTCAAGCACAGCGGTCAGGCTTGGGAACATCAGCCCGTCAGGCATAACAAACACCGCCTTGGACATCTTTGCCCTGGCTTCTTCCGTGTGCTTACGCCCCGTCCAGTGCTTGTGGCTACGCCCGGCCTCGATGTTGGCCTGGATCTTGGCTCGCCCCTCTTCCGACACCTTTCGCCCCGGAGCCTTGGGTTTGCCACGCTGCGCTGCACCGATCTTGGCCTTGGTTTCGTCGCTTCGCTCTCTGCCCAACCATGGTGTCTGTGGGTTAGCCAGTTTGGCTTGGCGAATCTTCTCCTTGGTTTCCTCCGTATGCGCCTTCCCCACACGGGGATGGTTGAAGTAGTCGGCGGCGTAGAACTCCTTCAAGGTCTTGGAGATTTGGGCTTTTTGCTCAGGGGCGACAGGACGGCCAAAGTTAGGGGTTTTGTGGGCAGGCGCATTGCGCCAGGGCGCGTCCGCCGAATGGCCGGTGTTGTAGCAGTACGGCTTCCCGACATGCTCTGCAAGATAGCGTTCTTCCACGCCCTGTAAAGACTCCACACTTGCGACCTCTTCAATGACCCGGAAAGCAAACTTCTCTTCGCCGTACTTGTTCCAGGCTGCTTGAAGATGTTTGCAGTGGTGACGGCCCCCGCGCAGCAACTTACGGTGTTGGCGAAACCGCACTTTCTGATTCGTAGTGCTTCCGACGTAGAACTTGTCGTTTACGAGGTTGATGATCTTGTAGATGACCTGGGTCATGTTGCTCTCCGTTACAGGGCTAAGGAACATGACCGTAATGTACCGGTGGTACCCCAAGAAGTCAACAGGCAAATAAAAAGGCCCCCGAAGGGGCCTCCAACCAAGCGCAAGTGCTTGATTTTATTGGGTTAAGCTCCGGGCGAACCGAAGATACCCAACGGATCGCTCACTCCGAACGAATACCTTTCGCGCGCCTTGTAGCGGACGTTGCCGGTGTCGAAGTCTCCGTCCATGGACGTAGACATCGGGGTACGGACAAAGTGCTTCAGGCCGTTGGGCACGTCCGTGGTCAGGAACCACGCGTTCGTGTCGGTCAAGAAGTGGTTAACGGTGTAACCCTCGGGGATCGAACCGTTGTTCTTCAGGGCGTTGATGTCGTTGTCGGCGGTAGCCACGCGCAACTCGGTTTCGAGCAGGCGGGTTGCCACGAACATCAGAGCCGGGGGAACAATCAGTTTCCGGGGCTTGGCAGCGATCAGCAGACCGCGTTCATCCGTCCAACCAGCGATCTGAATGACGGCGTTCTCAAGAGACGTTTCATTCAGGTCAGCAGCCACCGTGGGGCGGTTGCTGTTGCTGCCACCAGAGATCAGCGGATGCGCCGTCGAGAACAGGCTCACACCGTCGCCGTAGGTCACGGCGGAGTTGAAACCGTTGTTCAGAACAGCAGCAGCCTTGACCTGCTTGGTGTAGGCCATCGCACGAGCCAGGGCCTTGGTGTACCGGGACGACAGGGAGTCGTACAGGTTGTCCTCGATCGCCTCTTCGGTGATTGAGAAACCCATGGCGATGGTTTCGTGGTTGTAGCGGGCAGTCCAGGCTTCCTGCGCATTGTCATACGCAATGGCTTGGCCTTCCGGCTTGACGGGTGCGGCGCTGAAGCCGGAGAGTTTCGTCTCCTCTTCAAACGAACGCTCAGAGGTCTCCGTTTCGTAGATCTCTTTGTGTTCTTCGCCGTAGCGGGCGTACTCCAGACCAAACAGCGCGTTCAGGCCGGGCAGGAGTTCCTTCAGTAGTTGGGCACGAGAAATTGCCATTTTGAATTACTCCTTACGCGAGCGCCGTAGCGAATTGGTACGAGTGCCAGCCTTGGTTCCACTTCACCAGGACTTCAGGGAAGCCGGTAAAGGTGAAACTGCTGCCAGCAGTAGCGGCGGTCAGCGTCTTCGCCACGGTGACGGTCGTGCCGTTCACGTTGGTCACATAGTTGAAGTCGCCAGGGGTGCCGCCAGCACTTGCATCGGGGCAGACAACTGCCATACCGGCCTGAAGGCCAGTAACCGCAGCATCCAGCGTGATGGTCGTAGAAGCGGAAGTACCCGTGCCAGACACGGAGTAAGCCGTTTCAGGAACCACAGCCACAACGCGGAACGGCAGCGAGGTGGACGCCACGCGGACGTTGCCGGTGCCGTTGCTCGGGCCGTCGCCAGACACAGCCATCTTGGAATTGCCCGTGACGGTGCTACCAGCAACGCCGGTAATCGCGTACACGTTGGTTCCAATGAAAGACTGGTTGGCGTAGCCAATGGTCGAAACGGTGTTGCTCTCGCTGGACGTTTGACCAACCATCGCCACCTTGAACAGTGCCGAAGGATCATCCACAACGAAGGCCACGATGTCGTTAGCCAGAACACTACCGGGGTAGTACTGGGCAAACAACTTCTGACCCGTGGAAGGGTTGGTGTAAGAACATCCGACGAACACGCC